TGAGTTTCGCGAGCGTCGGCCATTTCCCACGCCGCCCGAGTGGCGCCCAGAATAGGCCGTAAGCGCCTAACCATAGGCTGACATGGCCAACTTCTTCTCAGCCGACTACTGGAAGGCGTTCTACTTCGCCGCCACGACAGGAACGGGCGAAGTCGATCCTAACGCCATGCGCGGCACGTTCGCTGGGGTCGCAAGCTTCAGTGGTACGCTTGATCTGCCAGCTGGGTTCATCTCTGGCTTGTTCGCAGGGACTAGCGAGTTCACCGCCACGCTGGATTCAACAGGTGGGGAAGTCACCCAGACGCGCCGCAGGGGCGGACGCGGTGACGGAACGCGGATCATCAGGCGCAAGCGCCGGTCCTATGTGGAGTTCACAGAGAAGCGCCTGGAGGAGATCAGGCGGCGCGAGCGCGAGCTTTACGACGACCTGCTGGACGATGTGCCCGAAGTCGCGGCAATCGTTCAGGAGCCGCCCCCGCTGCCCGTAGCAGAGCGCAAGAGCCTGCCGCCTGCGGTGGAATACGAGCGCGTCATGGCGCTGATGGGCGCCAGCCTGCGGGCGTTGAATGAACAGGCCACGCGGCTTGCCAACGAGCAGCTACGGAAGAAGGCCAAGGCTGCAAAGGTTGAAGCCCCGGCGAAGGATGCCGAACAGCGCGAGCAGGACTTGCGCGCCATGGTCGTCTGGCTCGATGCGCGGGCAGGCTGGCTGGAGCAACAGCGGCTAGAGGCTGAACGCCTTGCGCAGGAACAGGACGAAGAAGACGTGATCATGCTGCTGCTGGCGGCCTGACCTCACTCACATCGCAAAGAACATCACGGCTCGCCCTCACAGGCGGGCCGTTTTCGTAGGCCGCCGCCGGGCTCTATCGGGCGCACGACCGCCGCCGGGTCTTCATCGGGCGTTTGGAGCTGACAACGTGAAAGAAGGACAGACTGACTTTCTGGACGAGTTCGAGGCGCAGGATACTGCGTCGCCGGAGCCTCGCAGCGAGCCGTCGAAAGACGTATCCCGTGATGAGCAAGGCCGCTTTGCCCCCAAGGCTGAGCAGCAGGCAGAACAAGTCCAACAGGGCGTTAAACCCGAGCCGGCGCAGGCCGTATCGGAGCCGGAGCCGCCATCCGAGCCGGAAGGGTCGCACGTCCCGGTTTCTGCGTTGAAGGCAGAGCGGATGAAGCGTCAGGCGCTTGAGGCCGAACTGGCCAAATACAAGCAGCCGAACGCGCAGCCGCAAGTTCAACCGCAACAACCCACCCCGAAAAGCCCGGAGTTCGCACCTCCGCAGGTCGATTGGGAAGAAGACCCGCAACACTACGTTCAAGCACAGATCCACTCGATGAGGATGGAGCAGTCGAAATTCTTCGCTGTCTCCCAATCCAGCGAGCGGGAAGTCGCTGAGGCGTGGAATGCATTTGACGCGGCCTGCAACACAGACCCCGCGCTCTCGGCTTACTCTGAAACGCTCATCAATCACCCGCATCCCATGGGTGAAGTCCTCAAATGGCATCGAAAGCAGCAACAGCTTTCGCAGCTTGAGGAAGCGGGCGGCCTGGACAAGTACCGTGAGCGCATCATCGCGGAATATCTGGTGTCCCAAGGACAGCAGACCGCGCCTGTGAGCGCAGCGCCACAACGTCAACAGCAACCGAAGCCCATGGTTCCGCCATCACTGGCGAACGGCGGCATCGGCGCGGCGGCATCTTCCGAACCGGCAAGCGAAGACTTGGACCTTGAAGGCTTTTTCGCGGAGGCGCGCAAACCCCGAAAACGCTAGGAGCGATTAAATGTCGTATACCACGACAGACAGTGCAAATACCCTCAAGAAGTGGGAAACCAACTACTTCAAGGAGTTCGTCCGTGAATCCGGCTTCATGCCGTACATGGGCACCGGGTCCACCAACCCGTTCGTCGTCAAGAAACAACTCATCGAAGGCGGTCAGGTCATCTCGATCCCGCTCGTCTATGCTCTCACCGGCGACGGCAAGGGCACGGACACGCTGGTTGGTCAGGAAGAAAGCCTCGTCAACCGCGGTTACGACCTGAAGCCCTACTGGCATCGTCATGCTGTGGCGATGAAGAAGTCCGAGAAACAGAACGCCACCATCGACCTCGCCAACGCGGCGCGCGACATGCTGAAAGTCTGGGACATGGACACGATGCGCGATGACATCATCAACGCGCTCTCGTCCGTCGTCGAAAGCTCGGGCGCCTACAACGAACTGCAGGGCCACGCCAAGGAAGTCCCGTTTGCGGAGGCCACTACGGCCAACAAAAACACATGGGCTGCTGCGAACCAGACCCGCATCGTACCGGGCGCGACGTTGAACAACTACAACGCCACGTTCGCCACCATGACGGCCAACCTTGATACGACCAACGACACGCTGACGGTCGAGAAGATCCAGCTCATGAAGCGCCTCGCCAAGCGGCGCGACAAGACCACGGGTCAGGCGTCGGTTCGTCCGATCCGTACTGGAGAGCAGGGCCGCGAGTTCTTCGTGTGCTTCGCCCACCGTTACGCCTTCCGCGACCTCGCGTCGGACATGGAGACCATCAACCTCGATGGTCGTCCGCGCAACGTCGATGACAACCCGATTTTCCAGGACGGCGACCTTCTGGTTGACGGCGTGGTCATTCGGGAAATCCCGGAAATCGCGGACTACGGTTCGATCGGTTCGGGCTCGGCTACGGTTGTCCCGACCTACTTCTGCGGCGCGCAAGCTCTGGGCATCGCCTGGGGTCAGATGCCGCGCGTCACCCGCAGGAAGGAAGACGACTACGAGTTCATCGACGGTGTCGGCACTGAAAGCCTCTACTCGGTCGAGAAGCTTCGTTACGTCCCGCCGGGCGGTTCGTCTGCCGTCGATTACGGCATGATCACCGGCCTGTTCGCCACAGCCGCTGACTAATAGGAGAACAGGAACATGGCTGCTATTCAAGCAACTGAAATGTCGGTTCCGTGCGTGCACTATCTGCGCCGGAACGTCAGCGAAGCGGATGAAGGCGTTGGCGCTCTCACCATGGGCGTCCTGCCTGCTGGTGCGATCGTCGTCGGCGCTGGTATCATCGTCGCAACGGCCTTCAACGGCACGTCTCCGATCGTCCAGATCGGTACGTCTGGCGACACGGACGGTTTTGCCACCAACCTTGCGTTGGGCACGATCGGCAACATCGTCTGGGACGAACTCGCAACGTCCAACGACCTCTACTCGACGTCTGAAGTCACCGTGTCCTGCACGGTGTCTGCAACGGGCAACGACAGCACTGCCGGCTACGGCATTGCCTACGTGTCGTTCGTCCCGAACAACGGCCATGGCCGTTCGTCGTAACGACTGACTGAGAATGGCGGGGGCTTCGTGCTCCCGCCATTGCTATTCAAGGGAACCCCATGAAATCGCAGATCAAGACCCCGCAGGCGTTCACCTACATGGCGAAAATCCCTGCAGCCAAGACGGTCAAAGGCATCGTGTTCCGCCATGGCGTTTCCGTGTCTGTGCATGATCCGAAGGTCATCCGCCTGCTGTCGCGCCTGCCGTACATGAAGCCGGCTGAAGTTGCGGAGGCGCTGGATGTGGCCCCTGCAAAGCCCGCCAAGGCCAAGGCGGTGAGCGTTGAGGATATCCCTGCCGACTGGCGCAAGGCGCACCACAAGCGCCGTATGGCGTGGGCCAAGGTCATCGCTGGCGCTGAAGTGACGACTTCGACCGAGGCCAATCGCGTGATTGCGCAGCATCTGGGCGAGCCGGAAGTCCTGCCGGAAGCTGCGGCTGAAGCCATCCAGGTTGAGGCGTAACACGTGGCTGACGCGACCCTTGCCGAAATGCGGAATCGGACGCTTGAGAAGCTGTTCGTCCTGATCGCAGGCGAGACAGCGGACGCAGAAGACACGGCGACGGTTGAAAAGGTCATCGTCTCGACCAACGAAGAACTGCGCGAGAACGAGATTTGCTACTGGTCAGACAGCGCAACGCCGCAACATCTGGTTGAGCATCTGGCGGCGTATTACGCCTGCTATCTGGCGAACGACTTCATGGATGCGCAGGAAGCGGCAGCGTTCAAACAGGACAATGAAGCGAAGTCGATGTTCCGCATCCGTGAACTGACCGCCAATGTGAAGCGCATCGCAACGCCTTCGCGGGGCACATACTTCTGATGCGCGCCGCTCTCGCATTTTCCGCAGCAAAGCCGCTGGTGCTTGGGCTGCCTGAGAAGTTCTGCCACAACGTCTACGCTGAACCGAATCCGACTGATCCCGTGCGCCCCATGGTGCTGATGGAAACGCCGGGAAGCCTCCAGCGTAATGACTTTGCCGGGGCTTGTCGCGGCATGTGGCAGGCGGACGGTCACGCATCGGGAAAGGTGCTGATCGGGCAGGGAACGACGCT